AAGGGCCGGTTGCCCGGCCCTTCCTTCAGGTTATTGGCAGGACGTGCAGTCGGGGTTCTCGATCGAGCACAGGCCCGCCGAGACGTCTTGCTCCATCACATCGACTGCGGGCTGCGCCGAGTAGGTCTGCTCGGGCTGCTTGCCCGCTTCCTCTGCCGACTGGCTGCGCAGGTAGTAGGTCGTCTTCAGGCCAAGCTTCCACGCCATCAGGTAGATCTCCGACAGGCGCTTGCCCTTCGTGCCCGCCTTGATCCAGATGTTCGTCGACTGTGCCTGGTCAATCCACTTCTGGCGGCGCGCGGCGGCCTTGACGATCCAGTCCGGGTCGATATCGAAGCAGGTCTTGACCGTGTAGCCCGGTGCCGCGTAGCGCAGCGACGGTGCCAGCACGAGGAACTTGCCGCCCATGTTCTTCTTGGAGAAGAACAGTTCGAAGTTCGGCTCGATGCACGGCGTCACGCCGATGATGTTGCTGATGGTCGCGGTCGGCGCAATCGCCATCGTGTTGCAGTTGCGCATGCCGTAAGCCTTCACGGCGAAGCGCAGGTAGTCCCAGTTGTATTTGCCGCTGGTCGTCTGGTCACGTGCCGTGTCGATCGGCAGGATGCCCTGCGACCACTTCGAGCCGGCGAACGTGCTGTATGCGCCGCGCTGAATCGCGAGGCCCACCGAGGCGTGAATCGCCCAATACGAGAGCCCTTCCAGCAGCTCGTCGTTGAACTGGAGGCACGCTTCCGACTCCCAGTCGATGCCCTTTTGCGCCATCAGGTCGGTCATGCCCATGAGGCCCAGGCCCACCGGACGGTGTTTCAGGTTCGACTCGGCGGCGCGGTCACTCGGGTAGAAGTTGATGTCGATCACGTTGTCGAGCATCCGCATCGCGGTCGCGACGACTTCGGCGAAGCGCTCGGGATGGTCGAACGGGTTGACCTTGGCGACGTTCACGCTGCCGAGGTTGCACACGAACGTCTCGGTGTCCGAGTTGTTCAGCGCGATCTCCGTGCACAGGTTCGAGTTGTGGATCACCCCGACGTGGCTTTGCGGGTTGCGACGATTCATCTCGTCCTTCCACGTCATCCACGGGTTGCCCGTCTCGAACAAGGCGGTCAGCATATCCTTCCAGAGGCTCAGCGCTTCGACCTCGCCCACGTATGCGCCCTGTGCTTCCAGCTCCTCGTAGCGGGCCTTGAAGGCGTCGCCGTGCAGCTCATGCAGGTCGGGGTGCTGGTGCGGATCGAAGAAGTGCCACTTGCCCTTCTGCTCGACGCGCTCCATGAAGAGGTCGGGAATCCAGTTCGCCGGGAAAATGTCGTGCGCGCGGGCGTGCTCGTCGCCCGTGTTCTTGCGCAGTTGCAGGAAGGCCGGCAGGTCCGGGTGCCACGTCTCCAGATACGGCGCGAAGCTGCCCTTGCGCTTGCCGCCTTGGTTCACGGCGACCGCGGTGTCGTTGTAGACCTTCAGGTAAGGCACGACGCCCGAGGACTTCCCGTTGGTGCCCTTGATGTGGCTGTTCTTGCCGCGCACCGGGGTCCAGTCGGTGCCGATGCCACCGGCATACTTCGAGAGCAGCGCGCATTCGGTGATCGCGCCATAGATCGAGTCGTAGGGGTGCGCGCCGGGGTCCGACACGATGGAGTCGCCCACGCGGTTGCCGTAGCACGACGACATCTGCTGGTGCAGCGTCGAGGAGTTGAACAGCGTCGGGGTCGAGTTGATGAATTCGAACGACGAGAGGACCGTGTAGAACTCGATGGCGCGCGCAGTCGGGTTGTCTTCGCGCAGGGCCAGGCCCATCGCGCAGCGCATGAAGAAGTGCTGCGGCATCTCCATGATGCGGCCGTCGGGCGTCTCGCGGATGAAGTAGCGGTCGGCGAGCGTTTGCAGGCCCAGATAGTCGAACTGGTAGTCGCGATCCGGCACGATGGCGTCGTTGAGCTTTTCCAGATCGAAGCGGCCGTCGGTCAGCTCAGGCGTCAGCTTCTCGGCAGCGACCGCTGCGCCCACGTATTCAGACAGGTGCGGGTAGTTGATCGAGCCGACCGATTCCTTGAAGATCTGCTGCTTCAAGAGGCGCGCGGCGACGAACGTGTAGTCCGGTGCGGCGAGGGAGATCAGGCCCGCGGCGGCGAGAATCGTCGCGCGGTGAATGTCTTGGGTGCTCATGCCGTCGAAGAGCATGTCGCCGACGCTCGTCTCGAGCTCGGATTGCGACACGCTCAGGCCCGCACAGGCCCATTCGACGCATTTTTGAATCTTGGCAATGTCCAGCGGCTCGCTTGAGCCGTCACGCTTAATCACGTTCATCAGTGTTTCTCGGGTTCGTTCGGAGAGGGGGAAGAGATTGTAAGTCAGCGGTTACTCTACAGCAAAGCCAAAAAATAAGTCGCCCTTGCGACCTCTTCCCTTTTCAGTATAGGTAGGCAGAGCGCTTGCGCGCTCAAGCTGCCTTCGCGAACGACAGCATGGCGACCGCCTGCTTGAACTGGTCGGTGAGCAGCCCGGCTTCGGCGACCGCGACTGCATCGGCCAAGTGCTCGTTGTCGTTGACCAGATCGCCCACCTTCCATTCCTTGAAGCCGAGCTTGGTTTTGACGCGCCCGTTCTTCTCGTGACGCAGCCAGTTTGCCGCCGGATACTTCTCGTGCGCCCAAGCGATCATTTCTTCCTTCGCCGCCTGCTTGTGCCCGACCGCTGCCATCTTCACTTCGAGCGGGCTGACCTGAATCATGGGCACCGGCAAGCCCGCAAGAATGCCGATCACCATGCCGAACGCGAACGCAGCGCGCGAGCTCTGCGCGCCCGTGGGCACTTCAGAGACGGCGAAGAGCGCGCCATTGCAGGCGTCGTGCACGCCCGCGATGATTTCGCGCACGCGACGCACGTCGTCCGAGTTCTGGCGCACCACCTTCTTCTTGCCCTGCCCCTCGGTCACGATCAGGCGCAGCTCCGGGCTGCCGAGCGTGCCCGTGATCGTGTCGTATTCCATGATCGCGATGCCCGTGTGGGTCAAAGACGGATCGAGTCCAACTATCTTCAGCTTCATGTTCCTTTCCTTTTACCAGCTACCAAACTCGGGGGATTCTGCCATTGCCTCTTCGCGCTCGACGGCGGCCGCCTGCGCGATACCCTGCTCGATGCCATCGACGATCTTGTCGAAGTCCTCGATGTTGAGCGCCGCAATGAAATCTGAAAAGCCACTCAACCGCTCGCGCGCTTCCATCAGCGGAATTTCGATGTAGGCGTATTCGGTCGGCACGTTGTTCTTGAACACCGCGATGACGTCGCCGCGCTTGCCTGCGTATGCGCTGGTGAGCGTCATCTCCTCGTCGCCCAAGAATGCCTTCTTCTTGTATTGCGACTGGCGCGTCTTGATGGTCAGTTGCGCCGGGCCGGTGAGCTTGAACGACGTGCGTCCGTGTCCGCGCAGCCCGCTGTTAATGCGTGCGGCTATCTCGTCTGCTGCCTTCTGCTTGGCATCGAGTGTCATGCTTCGGTTCTCCTCAAATCGTGTGAACTGGGTGGTGGCCGCCACAACGTCGTCGAACATGCTGGCCTTCTTAGGTGCAGGTGTCGTCGGCGGCCACGGGGGCGACGGGCTGGCGATCTTCGCGGGTGTTATCGCGCCGCTCATCAGCGCCTCGATCTCTTCGTCGGTCATGCGCAGAGCGCTCCGGCCACGGTCGATTGCCCGCCTTCCTTCGTGACGGTGCAGACCTGATCCACCCAATCGGCGAGGCTTTCGTGGCTGATAATCAGCACGGTTCCCTTCTCGCGCGCCTTCTGCTCCAGCACGGTCATGAGCCGTTCGAGGCCCGCGGCGTCGAGCGCATCGTCAATCTCGTCGCCGAGCCACAGGTTGATCGGCTTGGTCGCGCGGGAGGCCACCAAGTCTTGCAGCGCGAGCATCGTCGCGAGCCTGACCTTGCGCTTTTCCCCGCCCGACAGACCACCGAACGACTCAGCGCCCGTGGCGTTCTCGACCTCGATGTTGAATTTCTCGCGGAGCTCGCCCTTCGCGGTCGTGCTCAGTGTCGACCACACGGCGCTGATGTTCCCGTCGGAGAGCGCCGACAGGTAGTCGCTGGTGCGATCGTTCAGGAACGGCGTGACCGTATCGAGAATCTGCGCACGCACGCCACCCGGGCTGAACACCTTCGCGACGCTCGCGGCGACCTCGACCGCCTTGATGAGCTCGGCCGCGTCGCCCTTGAGCTTGTCGATCGCCTGCTCGCACTTGCCGACGTTCTCGCGGCCCAAGTCGATCGCGGACTGGTGCGGGTTGACGGTCGTGAGCGCCTTCGCCGCCTCTTCCTTCATGCGGTCGTAGTTCTGCTTGTCGCGCTGCACGGCGCTGCGCAGGGCGGCCGCGTAGGTGAGACTCTTGTTGACCTCGGCGAGCCGCGTGCTCGTAGCCGACACGTCGGGAATCGTCTTCAGGAAATCCTCATACGCGCGCAGCTTTGCGGCGTGGTCGTTCTGATGCTCGGTCACCGTCGCCTGAACCGTCGCTACCTGCGCTGCCAATTCCTTCGCGCGCTTGGTCTGGTGTGCAACGAACTCGTCCAGCTCTTCGGCGGTATGCGGCTTGCCACATTCGGTGCAGGGCTTCGCCATCGCTGCGGGGGCATTCTTCACGGCCTCCACCGCGCGCAACATGTCGGCCCGCTGCATTTCATAGCTGCGGTTCCACGCAGCGAGGCTTGATTCGGCCTGCACCGCGACGCCATGCAGCGCGCGTGCTTCGCTCGTGAACTTGCTGTGATCTGCGAGGATCGCTTGCAGCTTGTCGCGCTCCTCGATCAGTGCAGCCTCGCCGACCGCCTGGAACTTCGCGAAGTTGTCTTTCAGACACGCGGCGATCGTCTCTGCTTCCTTCAGGAAGTATTGCTGCGTGACCGGGCGGTTGTCCTCGAACTCCTTGTGCTTGACCTCGGCGTTCGCGAGCGACACCTTCCAGTTGACGATCTGGTTTTCCAGCAGCCCGATCTTCGTGTTGACCGATTCGACCGCCGCCTTCGCCTCGTCGTGCTTGCGGTTCGCAATCGTGTAAGCGGATTCCAGACGCTCAATGCCCGACGCCTTCTCGATGAGCATCTTGAGCGGCTTGTCGGTCATCTTCGGCAGGTCGGGCATATCCTCCTGGCCGGCGTAGATGGCCGACTTGAACACGTCGTAGTTGCAGCCGACGATCTCATTGATCTGCAGCTGGATCTCCTTCTCGGTGCCCTTCTCGATACGCTCGCCCTGCGCGGCGTTCTCATACTCGGCGGCCGGGTTCCAGCGCGTGATCGTGGTCGCGTTCTTGAACTGCTTGTCCTTGCGGTGGCGGCGAATGTCGTAGACCGTCTCGCCGTCTTGCAGGATCACCGACACATAGGTGCCCTTCTTCGCCTTCTTGTTGATGACGGAATCGCCCGACTCTTCGCGTGCGGTGGTGCCGTAGAGCGCCCAGCACAGCGCGTCGGCGATGGAGCTCTTGCCCGCACCGTTCGAGATCGCGGACGGGTCGTCGTTGTTGACGCCTTGAATCAGGACCAAACCGCGGTCCTTGAGCAGCAGGTCGCCCGAGTCGCCGAGCGTCAGGAAGTTGACCGCTCGTAGTTTAAGAATCTCCATTTACACTGCCTCCGCGAGAACTGCGATTGCGCCCTGCGCAACCAAATCGGCATGCTCGAAGCTGCCGGCCTTCACGTAATCCGTCACCTGCACCTCAAGCGATGCGCCCGCTTTCACTGTGCTCGTCGATGCGCGGCCCGTGGTCGGCGTCTTCACGACATTGACGCTCACCCCGAGCGCGCCGTGCTTCGTGAGCGCGTCACGGATCGCAGTGACCTCGCTCGGCTTGGCGTTGCTGACTTTGACGCGGACGTAATTTCCGTCGCAGCGCAGCGCCACCTCGCTCGGGTCCATGCCCGCTTCGATGTCCACAAAGTGCGGCGCCCGCGAGCAGTGCCACTTGACATCGTTCTCGCCGACGATGAGGAAGCCCGCCTTCGTGCCCGTATCGCCCCATGTTTGATGTGTCGAGGCACCGATCGACCACACCTTGCCGGGCACGATTTCCTTGTGCGCGTGGTAGTGGCCCGAGAAGACACGCTTGAAGCCGAGCTCCGCGAGCCACGCCCCGGTCAGGCCGTGGTCGGGCAGACCTGCGATCACGCCGTCGATCGGCGCATGGATGATGAGGTCGGAGTTGCTGAGCGAGCCAGGGGAGATGCTGCCGATGTCGTCGCGGATTTCGACGAGCTTTGCCTTCAGGTCTTCGACACGCTCGATCCAGGGCACCATCACAACGTTGTGGTCCTCGTGGATCTGCACGTCGTGGCCGACCTCCACCCAATCGCTGCGCATCGCTTCGACCGCATTGCCAACTGCGTTGCTGTGCTTGTGTGTCAGGTCGTGATTGCCCGGGAGCAGGCGAAACTTCACGCCAAGCTCGCGGTAGATACGCGCGAACATTGCGAGCGTCGTATTCAGCACGGGCGGCGTAACCGACCCGCGCACATGAAACAGATCACCGCCGTGATACACGGTGTCGCCGCCCGCCTTCTTCGTCTCGTCGGCGCAGCGGTAGAACTCGTCTTGGATGGTCTTGAGGCGGGTGTTGACCAGATCGTCGCCGGTCTGCGCAAACGCGCTCCATTCGTGCAGGTGTGTGTCGCTCAGAAGCCCATATGGCTGCATGGTTTCCCTCGTTTTCAATTTGATACGGTCATTGTGCTGACCGATGTCTGGAAGCTGAACAGGGGCACGCGGCCCCTGTTTCTACTGCTGGTGATGCGTTACGCGCTGGTCGCGGCGATGTCGTGCGGGGTGAACGGGTAACCGAAGGCGGGGTCACGCGGGGCTTTCGGATCTGCCTTCACCGTTGTCGGCTTCTCGTCGCGATACTCGTCGTTGGCACGCTGGACGTCGGCCGCAACCTGCTGGTCGTAGGCTTTCATCTCGTCGGCGAACTCCCTGAGCATCTGCTTGATGGCTTTCTCTCGTGCACGGAAGGCGCGGTATGCGGCGTCATGGACGAAGAAGTTGAGCGTCAGCAGCGCTGCCGATATGAAGTGCCCATGCTCAGCCAGCGCAATGACCAGGAACATGGATGACCACTGGAACAGCTTGAAGGCGATCTTCCCGAAGCGACTGCCCGGAACGTCGACCGAGGCGATGCCGCCACTCACGAGCGTGCCGATGAGCGACATCAGCGAGATCATGCCGACCGAGAACACCGCGAGGTTTTCGTAGCCATGCGCCGGGGCGAGCAGACCGTAGAGCAGGAAGCCCCACGTGAATACGTGTGTGAACAGCTTGGAGAAGAACGACGAGATGGACATGCGAGGTGACTCCTGAGTGGTTGATAGGGTGAAACTTGTTCGCTACAGGTGACAGTATAGTAACGGGTTGCTTACGTGACGCGATAAAAAACGTGGTCGCCGATCGTCACTGCGTGGATGAATTGCTTGCGCCACGCGGGGCGCACTTCCTTCGTGTGATAGTAGGTCGCGCCGTGCGTGGCGTCGATCTTGTGGCCATTGAGCGTGTTGAAGGCGACTCGGCTTGCCATAGCCCATGCGAAGTCGTCCTTGGGCACGCCGGCCTTGCGCAGCTTCCAGCCCACTGCGTCGCGCTGGAGGAGCTTATCGGTCCAGCTGAATTGATGCGGCTGCATCACCACATCGCAGACCTGTTTCGGATCGTCGGCCGCGCGGTTCATGGTGACGGCGGCGACTGCGTATTGCCCGGCAATCGGTTGGTCGCGGGCCTCGTGATAAACGTTGAGAGTCAGGCATAAAAGCGCTGTGGCTAGAATCATCGTGTTGGTTCCCTCATTTCAGAATGACCGATTGTATCAAACACGTAACGGCTTACTTATCTGCGTCCTTTGATCTTCATCTGCTCGATGGTGGACTCGGGCGGCGCGAGTTGCTGCACGAACTGGCTGCGCGGCAGATACCACTGCCGGGCGCCGAACTTGCCGCGTGCGCCGCGGTGGGTCGTGTAGTTGAGGACGACCGCGCCCTTGTCCTTGTCGGTCATCGTCTCGATGCGCGTCAGGTATTGGTCGCCGTTCGAGACGAGGATGCCGATGTGGGTGACGCGCCGGCTCTTCATGACGGAGATCGTCTCGGTGTCGATCGCCCAGGCGTCGAGCTCCACGAACACCTCGTCGGGCTTCCTGAAGGCCCAGTAGATGCTCATGCCGTTCGTGTATTTGCGGATCTCGCCGTAGAGGTTGTGGCCCTTCTTGACCTGCGCCGACTGATACTTGCCGCAGGGTGAAGGTTTCCACTCCTTGACCTTCAGCTCAGCCATTGAGCGACCCCTGCAATGCTTCGACGGCGGTCGTGTAGAGCTGCGCCTGCCAGCCGCGCCCGCGATAGACGTCCACGCCGAGCACCGTGCGACGCGGGCGCATGACGCCCGCTACGAAGGAGCGCTCCTTGACGTTGATTGTCACCGCGCTGCGCCCATACGGACCCGGCGCGTAGAGGGTCACGCAATCGGCATCGTAACGCTCTGCTGTCCAGCCCCGGGGCAATTCAATTGGAATGTCGATCATTCGATCACCTGTAGATAAATGACAGTTGCGAGCTTAGTGTCGGTGATTAGGTGCGGCCCATAGCGCTTGGTCATGTTCGCCATCAGACGTTCCGGGGCACCGCCGATGTCCAGCGCAAGCTGGTTGTGGTTGAAGCGCGCATGCTCATTGGCGAGCTCGCGTAGCTTCCCCTTGTAGACGGCACCGACGCGGGCGCGGGCGAACACCTGCATCTTCTTCGCCCACATGAGGAACACCTCGTCGCCCGTTTTCAGACGCTCATGCCACACGCGCCCGAGGCGAAAGGTGTTGAACGGCAAAACGCCGTCGAGCCCTTCGGCCGGCGGCGCAAATTCGATCACGTGTTGTTCCATCGCTTGTCCCCATACTCGTTTGACTTGCTTTCGAGTATAGGGACGGCGATTTCTTAGGCTGCGGCAGCGGGCGTGACTGCCGGGTAGTGCGCCGGGTAGAGAATGTTCAGCAAGACCGGCTTCAGGCCGCCCTTGTCGATCATGTCGGCGAGCTGGCCCGGCGGATAGCTCGAACCATTCACCCACTCGATGCGGCCGGTGGAGAGCTTCTTCAGCTTGCCCGTGGCGACCGCGTAATCCAGCAGCGAGAGCGTGAGGTTCACCTTCGTCATGCCGTCGTCCTCGAACTGCAGGCGCAGGTCGACTTCCTGACGCGGCCGCGAGAGCTTGTTCTTCTTCGTCTCGATGCCCATCAGCTGTCCGACGATCTCGTCCTTGCCGTTGACCTTCGCCCGGATGAACTTCTTGCCGAGCGCGAGGCGCATCGTCGCGTAGAACTCGAAGGACGAGCCGCCCGGCGTCGTGGTCGGGTCACCGTAGACCACGCCCGGCTTCGTGCGAATCTGGTTCAGGTAGACGATGGTCAGGTTGAACTCTGCCGCCTTCTGGTTGACCGCCTTGATCGTCGTCGAGGACACCCGCGCGAGCGCCGTCGTGTCGTTCATCGAGTATTCGCCGATGCCCTTCTCCCAGACGGACTTCGGGATCATCGCGGCGACCGAATCGAACACGCACACGATGGGCGCCAGCGGGTCGAGCTTCTTGCTCTTGCGGATCGCTTCAGCGGCTTGCAGCGCGAGCGTGTTGGACTCTTCCCACGTCGGCGGGCGCTTGTAGATGAAGAACGGGAACTGCGGGTTCAGGCCGCTGCGCTCCGCAAACGGCTGCTGGAACGTCAGTTCGTGGTCCATGAACATCGACACCCCGCCCGCCTTCTGTGCGGCGACCATGATCTGCGTCGCGAGCCACGTCTTACCGGAGCTCGACGGGCCGAAGATTTCGACGATGCGCCCGATCGGGATGCCGCCGTTCTTCGGGTCGCCGGTCAGGATCTCGTTCAGCGGCTCATAGCCGGTGTCGATGTAGCCGGGAACCTCCAGCTCGTCGTCGTTGGCACCCACCGCGCCCAGGATTGCTTTTGCCAGATCGTCTGCTGCGCTCATTCTGCTTGCTCCTTTGCGATGCGCCACACGCGCATCTTTCCTTCAACGGGTTTGCCGGCTGCGTCCACTTCTTTGCGGATCGTCAGGTGAATGTTCTGGCGCGCGGCCGCGACGCGAATCGCCCCGCGTGCTGCCTTCTCGTCGTCGGCAACGAACGAGTCGTTGATCTCCATGCGGGCAAGCACGCTGCCCCATGAACCGTGTCCTGCCTTCGGCGGCGGGACGTTCTTTTCAATCACAATGTCGTCCATGTTCTGTGTCCTTCAGGCGGCGCGCGCGAGACGCGCCTCGTAGCGTTGGCGAAATGGGTTCATGAAGTGATCCCATTGCGCAAGAATCGACCGAAATGCAAGGCGCTCACACAGCGCGCGAAACCCATCCTCGTTGAGCGTGCCCTGGATGATCGTGGTCTTGGCCGGGTCCGGTGCGGGCGGGTTGCGCAGGTCCATCAGCTGCATGTTCCTGTCCCAATTGCGGCGGCTCTCGCCCTTCCACAGCTCGACGTGCTTCTTGAGCGTCGGCTTGAATTCGCCCGAGTCGCACATATCGCGGAACTTCTGCATCGAGCGAAACTGCGCCATGAATTCGGGCGCACCTTTCTTGCCGACGCCGCCCGCCGGCGGAATGTCGTCGGTCGTATCCCCGATCAGCGCCTTGCCCTCGATGTATTCGTCCGGGCCGAAGTAGCCGGTCTTCTGGAAGAAGTCACTCATCGACACATACATGCCCGCTTTGCGAGGATCGAACCAATCGCAGTCAGGGCCGACGAGCTGCCACCAGTCTGAGTCGCCCGTGACGAGTAGCACCTTGCCCACTTTCGTCAGACGCGGCACGAAGTAACCCGCGAGGTCGTCCGCTTCACGCTCGGCGTTCACCATCTGCGGCACACCGAGCATATCGAGCGCCTTCTTGATGAACGGCACCTGCGCGTCGTATGCCGCACGCTCAGCTGCCTTCACCGGATCGACCAGCGCGTCCTTGCGCTTGCCCTTGTAGCCGGGGTAGATCGCATAGCGGAACTCGGCGCGACCGTCCCACAGGACGAACGACGAGTTGAACGCCGGATAGTCGCGATACAGCGCGCCCATTGAGCGCACGAAGCCGAAGATCGCCTGTGTCTGGAAGCTGCCGACCGTGAGCACGGTGCCGGCGTGTGATGCGCGGCCGATGCTGTTCGCGTCAACAAGGATGGTGTTCTTTGCCACTGTCGAAACCTCTCATTGAAAAGCGGCGAGGGGTGAGCCTCGCCGCTTAGTCGTTACATCAGGCTTCGATTACAGGCCCGCGAGCAGAGCGTCGAGCTCCGGGTCACCCGTGCCTGCGGCCGGTGCTGCTTGCGCCACTGCTGCGGCTGCCGGCGGCGTCGCAACTGCGGGCTGAGCCACTGCTGCGGGTTGCGCAACCGGCTGCGTCGCGACTGCTGCGACCGCTGCTGCCACCTCGACGGTTGCGGCGGGTGCCGCGACCGGCTGGGCCACTGCTGCGGCTGCTACCGGGTTCGACAACGAGCCGATGTCGAGCGTGTCGTCGGCTTCCCACGGTGCCGGCTCTTGCGCGGTGTAGGCGTTCGCTGCGCCCGGCGGCAGGGCTGCCGGTGCGTAGGTCTGCGTCGGTGCAGGCAGACCCGCGACGGCGCGAACCGAGGCGAGTGCGCGCTGCTGCGCTTGCGCGTTTTCCTGCATCACGTAGGCGTCGAGGTCAACCAGCTTCGTGAGCGCTTCGGCCGGGACCGGCTTCGAGGAGCCCGCGATCTGCACGCTGTAGGCGGTGTCGAGGCCCGAGCCGGACTTCTCGACGATGATGTCGTGGCCGGTGTTCGGGTCGAGCATGTTGGGCCATTCGTCGAACAGCGCGATGATGCCGCCGACGCCCTTCTTGCCGTTGAACACCGAGGGCGCGACTTCGAGAATCTGCGGCACCGTCGGCTGCGTGCCGTCGAGCTCGAGGACGTTGAGCAACACGCGGCCGCTCGACTTCGCTTCCTCGATGCGCTTTTTCGTCACGTCATCGGTCGATGCGGCGATGCCTTGTGCCACCGCGTCGCACACCTCGCACGGACGACCGAAGGTCTTGTCCGCACAGATGTAGACCGCCTTCACCTGACCCGCTGCGTCCTTGATGAAGTGCTGACCGAAGTCGTGGAAGAACGTCGGGTCGCCGTTGGTGCGCCAGCCCGGGAGGATGCGGTAGCGGTTGCGACCAGCCTTCGGCTTGATCGTTTTTGCGCCGCCCGTTGCAGCCTTGCGCTTCGCAAGCAGTTCCATCAGTTGAGCAGTAGACATAGTTTCGTTTTCCTTAGTCAGAAGTTTTTAGGTCGTAAGTCACAGGTTTTGAGGACGATCCGGTGTGCTCTCGCTTCACCGTCTCACCCTGCCCTCTCAAGTATAGTAACCGGTGACTTACCGGACCTCGCAAAAGTTAAAAGATCCTGTCAGGCGGCTTGGCGGCGCGCGGCTTCAGCGGCGAGCGCGGCTTCGCGGCCCGACTGCGTTGCGTTCTCGCCTTCCTTCGCCGCGAGAATGCGCATCTGCCCTTCGCGCTCGCGACGGCGATCGACCGACACCTGCACGATCATGTCCTTGCGCTGCATGTAGGCTTCACGCGCGTCGTTCGCAATGTCAAAGAGCGCCCGGGCCTCGATCACCTGATTGTGGGCCTTCGCATAGCGCGGATCGGCCTTCACGGCGTTCTCGACCATCTTCTCGGTCACCTTGCCGCCGTCTTCCGCGAGCTTCTTGCGCCAGGCGCTATCGAGCTGGCTTTCCATGATCTCGGCGGCGAGCTTGCTCTTCTCATACTGGCGGCGCGCATACGCGGCTTGCTGTGCGTAGTGCACGAACATCGGCGCTTGGCTGGTCACCGCGTCGTCCAGATCGTTCGGGTTGACCGCCAGATCCTTCTTGAGCTGGTCGGCATCCACGAAGACCTTCAGGCCCGAGACGGTTGCGGCCGGCTGCGCGGCCGGTGCGTTGGCAGAGGCGGCGACAGTGGGCGCGGTGGCCGCTGCGTTCGTGCCGCCGACGGGCGGGTTCTCGATGTCGCCGACGATTGCGCCGATTTCCTCGACGGAGAAGGTGTCAGTTGTCATGTTCGTTCCTTGAGTGTCAGGTAATAAGGTCGGCCACCTTCGCGGCCACTGTTTGCAAAACCGAATACTTGCCCGGGTCGTGGAAGATTTGACCCGGATTGATCCCGAACACAATCGACGCATCGCGCTTTGGATCGAAGATAACTTTCCCAGCCAACTCCATTGATCCACCCTTTACAGTCGGCGCGAAGAAACGGGCGGCATTTGAGCCGAGCGTTACGATGACTGGTGGCTTGAGGACTTCAAGCTCACGCTGCAGATATTGGCTACACGCATTTATCTGCTCGTTGGTGAGCGTCTTCTGCTCCTTCGGCTTGCCCGACTTCACCAGCGTGGTGAAATATCCGTCCTGCGCCGAGAGCCCCGCTTCCTTCAGTGCGTTGATGACGAGTTTCGCGTTGTCGCCTTCGAGGAGCTTCCCCGCCTTCTCCTCCTGCCAGTTCGGGTTGTCCGACACCACCATGAACTTCGGCGTCTTACCGATGCGCGGCATCGGGTGACAGCCGCCCTTGAGCGAACACTTCTCGCATGAGCGCGTCTCCTCACCGATGCGCACGAGTTGCAGCAAGGCAAGGTGCTCAGCGTTGAGCGTTCGATCAGCTTTCACAGTATCGACCGTGAAACCTGGCAGAAGCTCGATGCGGTTTTTCAGCCGATCGGGGTGCATGGCGGGCACCTTGTCACCCTCGCACTCGGCGAAGGCACCAATGAGCACTAGCTTGTCCTTCACGCTCTGGTTGATGTGCCGGCCCGTGTATTCCGCCGCCTTCAGTGCCGCGTCGAGGTCGGTGCGGTTGGCAAAGGGCTTGCCCCACTTGTTGCGCGCATCGACGATGTAGCCCGCAGCCTTCTCGGACAGACCCTTGAGCGCCTGGAACGGGGCGTAGAGCTTGTCCTCGCCCACGATCTCTACCCGTGCGCTCGAATGGTTGATGTCGGGTGGCAAGACCTGCATGCCCATGCGCCGCGCGTCCTGCACGAGCGGTTCGCGCTTCTCTTCTTTGTCGATTTCGGTGAGCGAGGCGGCGAAGTATTCGGCCGGGTAGTAGCACTTGAGCCACATCGTCCAGAATGAAATCACCGCATATTCCACCGAGTGCGACTTGTTGAAGGCGTAGCCGGCGAACACTTCGATCTTGTCAAAGAGCGCGTGCGCCGTGCCTTCGGACATGCCTGAGTGCGTCATACAGCCATCGACCCACTTCTGGCGCATCTCGGCCATCTTCTCCTTGTCCTTCTTGCCCATCGCTTTACGCAGGTGGTCGGCGCCGGCCATCGTGAAGCCCGCCAAGTCCCGCGCGATCTGCATCACCTGCTCCTGATACACGATCACCCCGTAGGTGTCCTTCAGCGCGGGCGCCATGTTCGGGTGCTCGTAGTAGGGTTGCTTGGACCCTTGCTTGATCGCCACGTAGTCGTCGCACAGACCCGCGTCGAGCGGACCCGGACGATAGAGCGCGACCACCGCCACGAGGTCGTCGAAGGTCACCGGACCCGCGAGCGCCATCTCGCGCAGCAAGCGACGCATGCCGGGCGACTCGAACTGGAACACGCCCGTGGTGTCGCCCCGCCCGAATGCCTCCATCACCTTCTTGTCATCGAGCGGCAGACGCAGGAAGTCGATCGACTTGCCGTGTCGCTCCTTGATGTAGTCGGCGGCGAGCTTCATCACGTCGAGGTTGGTCAGGCCCAAGATGTCCATCTTGATGAGCCCAAAGTCCTCGACCGTGCGCTTGTCCCAATTGCACACCGGCCCGCCGGTGCGTGTCTCGACCACGGCGCGGTTGATGATCGGCTCACCCGCGACGATCACACCGGCTGCGTGCTGCCCGAGCCCGCGTGCCGCGCCTTCGAGGTTGACCATGTGCTTCCAGATGCCGGCAAACTGGCCCTTGAACTTGTCGATCTCCGGCACGATCGCAGCGGACTCTTCCAGCGAGAGGGAAACCCCGTGCTGCTTCTCCATCTGCTTCGAGCAGGCGTAGTCGAACGGGTTGAGTTCGTGCACGCGCGAGGTATCGCGCATCACGCCCGCGGCGCCCATCGTGTTGTAGTTGGACACGCCCGCGACGTTCTCGCGCCCGAAGTGCTCGGCGATGTAGTCGATCACCTCATGCCGGCGCTTGGACATAAAGTCGAGGTCGGCGTCGGGCAAGTCGAGACGCTCAGGATTGATGAAACGCTCGAACAGCAGGTTGAAGCGGATCGGATCGACGTCAGTGATTCCCATCAGATACGCGATGAGGCTCCCACCTACCGAACCGCGGCCCGGCCCGACCAGAATTCCGTTTTGCTTGCTCCACTGAACGATGTGCTGCACCAGCAGGAAGTAGCCCGAGAAGCCCATCTTGCGCAGCACGTCCAGCTCGTAAGCGAGGCGTGCTTTGTATTGCGGCAGCTCTTCAGGCGCGGGCTGGTGCCCGAGCACGGGCGCGGCGAAGCGCTGCGCCCAGCCTTTCTTGACCTGCTCGACCAGCGCCAGAAACTCGTCGTCGGCCATCTTCGGCAGACACGGCTCGAGCTTCTTGAATTCGAACGTGCATGAATCGACGAGCGCCTGATTGCCGTTGATGATCGCCTTCGCGGGTAAGCCTTCGGCGACCAGCGCTTTAACCAGATCGCCCGGCGGGCGAATCGAGAAGTTCCGCAGGTAGGGCTTGTTCAGCCACCGGTCGGTCATCTTGTTGTTGCCGATAATCGCGCGCAGCACGTCGAGACTGTCGGCTTGATCGTCGGTCGCGTAGAGCGCGGGCCAGGTGCCAATGATGTGCGAGCCGAAACGCTCAGCCTGCGCGAGCGCGAGCTTGTTGAGCGTCTTGTGCAGCGGCGTCTCGCCCGGCACGAATTCGACATACAAGTCATATCCGAACTTCTCATTGAGCCGGAACATGATCTCGTCGTGGCGCTTGTGATGGAACAGGCCGTAGAAGTCGCCCGTCGAGATAGCGCACTCCTCCAGCTGCAGCACGTCCTCGAGGCCCACGCGCGAGTGGTAGTAGAAGTATTCCGGGCTGTTGCCCTTAGAGAGCAGCTTCATGAGGCTGCGCAGGCCCGCGTCGGTCTTGGCGTAGACCTTGAGCATGACGAGCGGGTTCGGACGCTCTACCTCACCCGACGCCTTCGGCGGCTTGCGGTAGGTCGGATCGTCGACCATGCGGATCGTGCAGCCCACGATCGGCTTGATCCCCGCTTTCTTCGCCTTGTCCGTGAACGCGACCATGTTGGAGATGGTCATGTTGTCCACGAGGGCGACCGTCTCATAGCCCTGCGCCTTCGCGGTGTCGATCAGGGTGCCGACCTGCAAGGTGGACTCCCCGAGCGAGAAATCGCTGC